ACTGCGCCTTCGTCCCCCGACACTTTGAAGAGTCGTTCCCGGGGACTGGTGTAGTTCTGGGTCTGCGGTCCACTACACGTTCAACCCTGGTTCCGGGAGGGCTGGTGCCCGCCGATTTGGCGGGCCGCGAACACAGGGATTCTAGGGCTCCCATACTCTTATAGCCACTTATAGCCACTCTATGCCATTTCCCCTTTAAAAACAGGCACTTAGGGCTGCCTGAAGCCTCCTATTCAGTACAGGCCAGCTAGAGGCAGATCACAGTATTGTGTAGGAAACCCATACGCTTAGGTGTGTAGGCAGAGATGTGTCACCCCTACCTAACATTGCGTTGCCATGGTTAGGCATACACGTCACAGCGTTGACACATAGATACGTCACTAGAAAAACGAGGCGCACTGAACCGCGGAGCGGTAGGGTTACACCGTTATGAGTGATGGGTACACAAAGAAACGTAGACGGCTAACACCGAAGCAGGAAAAGTTCGTTGAGGCTGTGGCCTCAGGTAGTGCGCCTACACTAACGAGCGCATACACAGAAGCGGGTTACCAAGTGAACGGCAAAGGATCGACCTTACGCACTAATGCGTCACGGCTTGCAAAGAAGCCCCACGTCGCACCTATCATAGAAGAGCGAAAGGCGGCATATACAGCCCATGCAGCGGCTTCCCTAGCGGGAAGAAGGAACTACGTCCTACAGCGGTTAAGGGAAGAGGCAGACAACCCCGACTCCCGCGCATCGGAACGCATCAGTGCGTTGGCCCTACTCGCTAAAGCGTCGGGTGCGTTGGACGATGCGAAGGAACGTGAGGCAAAGCGAACGGGAGCAACCGAGTCGGACCTAATCGCAGAGCTACACACTCGATTGTCACCATACGTTGACGAACCCCTGGACGTGACACCGGAAGGCGTAGATACACCGGGCAGCGTAGACGATACGTAGCTGTGTGTAGCCCTACACTGCGCTGTGACGGACGAACTGCTGCCTACGCGATCCCGTGTATGCCTACGTGCGAAAGTGTCGCCAGGGAGCCGGGTACGGCGTCTTCAAGAGAATGGGCCGCCACCGTCGAGACCCCCGGCCCCCCTTTCACGACAGGCGCGGGTCTGTCTTCCTTCTAGCTGCGTTCTGCACACCCGATGAGCATATTTTCACAAATGGGTCCCCCCGCAGGGGGGAGGGGGTTATTTAATACGTAACATTTATAATGCATTAACATTACCCCTACGGGGTAATGTTATTATTCATAACGTTTAAGTTAAACGTTTAACTTATTAATACGTTTAACTTCATTAGTGCGTTTAACGTACATATGCATTAATGCATTAATGCATTGTATAGGAAACGATATGCCTACGGAACGAGAATGGGGCACATTGACCCGAGAAGTGCAGGAGATACGTCACGACCTAAGGAATAGTCGTATGGTTATCGATTCCCTGGTCGAGGATCTCGGCGAGCTAAAGGGCGACTTCCAGAAGATGAGAACCCGGATAGCGACATCAGTAGCTGCTGTGGTCGTGGTATCGGGAGTACTGGGCTGGGCCTTGGAAATGTTCGTGAGGCCGAATTGACGGATTTGTCAAGTGGGTGTATCAATACGCTTGCAGCGGTGTGGCCGAAGGGGGTTATGCCGCTTTTCTATTCAGGAGGATATCGGTGTCCAGTATCGGACAAATGATCCCGAAACTGAACCAGATGCCTCCGGATGAATTACGGGATGTTCTGGATATCCTGGATCGACTCGATGATCTTCGGTCGAGAAAGAAGTCCAGAGACGATTATCTTGATTTCGTGAAGCTGGTATGGCCTGCATTCATTCAGGGTAGCCATCACAAGATCATGGCAGAAGCCTTTGAGCGAATCGTCAAAGGTGACTTGAAGCGGCTGATCATCAATATGCCACCTCGGCATACAAAGTCTGAGTTCGCTTCTTACATCTTGCCCGCATGGTTCCTTGGCAAGTATCCAGACAAGAAGGTTATTCAAACCGCTCACACGGCAGAACTGTCTGTGGGCTTCGGGAGAAAGGTTCGGAACCTTGTCGGTTCCGATGAGTTCCAAAAGGTATTCCCCGGAGTTTCCCTTCGCTCCGACTCCAAGGCCGCAGGCCGGTGGAATACCAACCATGGCGGAGAATACTTCGCCATTGGTGTGGGCGGTGCCGTAACGGGCAAAGGTGCGGATCTGTTTATCATTGACGATCCCCACTCGGAACAAGAAGCACAGTTGGGTGATGCCTCTGTCTTCGACCGTGTTTACGAGTGGTACACCTCTGGCCCCCGGCAACGTCTCCAACCCGGAGGAGCCATCTGCTTGGTAATGACCCGTTGGTCTATGCGCGACCTGACCGGGCAGTTAATCCAGGCGATGGCCGAACGGACTGGTAGTGATGAATGGGAAGTCATCGAGTTCCCGGCCATCCTGCCGGATACCGGCCATTCGCTGTGGCCTGAGTTCTGGTCCCTTGAGGAACTGGAAAAAATCAGAGCCGCGATTCCGTCTGCGAAATGGTCTGCCCAGTATCAACAAGATCCTACGGCAGACGAAGCAGCGATCATCAAGCGAAGCTGGTGGAGAACGTGGGAGCAGGTAGATCCCCCGCCCTGTGAATTTATCATCCAGTCCTGGGACACTGCGTTCCTGAAAACGCAAAGAGCAGATTACTCTGCCTGCACTACATGGGGTGTCTTTAATAACGAGAGCGGCGCAGCCGGTGAGACGCAGACGAACATCATCCTCTTGAATGCATTTCAGAGGCGCATGGAATTTCCGGAACTGAAGAAGCGAGCCTACGAGGAGTATCACGAGTGGCAGCCGGATGCGTTTATCGTGGAAGCGAAGGCAGCGGGGAGTCCTTTGATTTTCGAGTTACGAGCTATGGGGATTCCGGTTTCGGAATACACTCCATCTCGGGGGAACGACAAGGTGGCGAGAGTCAATGCTGTCGCAGACTTGTTCTCCTCTGGAATCGTCTGGGCTCCACGAAGGCGTTTCGCAGAAGAAGTAATTGAGCAGTTCGCTGGTTTCCCAGGGGCTGCGGCGCATGATGACTTGGTGGACTCGTCAACACAGGCATTGATCCGATTCAGGCAAGGTGGATTCCTTCCGTTGAAGTCGGACGATGATGATGACTTTGAGCCGCGACAAGCGGTTTCATACTACTAGGAGCCGAATGGCAATCGAACAACCCATGAGCCCCATCGCACAATCGATGCTGGGAGATGCAGAAGAAGAAATCGAGATCAGTATCGCTGAACCTGAATCCATTCACATTGGAACGGAAGACGGCGGGATGATCATTGATTTCGACGGAAAGGAAGATCTCACTGGAGATATTCCTTTCGATGCAAATCTAGCTAAGTACTGTGATGATAAATGCTTGATGCATATGTCCAATGAGTTGCTCGGATATTATAATGCCGACAAGAACTCTCGTGAGGACTGGGAGCAAACCTACATCAAGGGTCTCGATCAACTCGGACTCAAGATCGAAGACCGAACGACCCCGTGGCCTGGGGCGTGTGGCGTTGTTCATCCGGTATTGACTGAAGCGGTAGTTCGATTTCAATCGCAAACGATTAGCGAGATCTTTCCCAATGGTGGCCCTGTCAAAACAAAGATCATCGGAAGGATTACAGAGGAGAAGGAAAAGCAGGCGATCCGCGTTCGTGAGTATATGAACTACTTGCTTACGGAGGACATGGATGAGTATCGAATGGAAACGGAGAAGATGCTCTTCAACCTACCGCTTGCGGGTAGTGCATTCCGAAAGGTTTATTGGGATCCAAATATGGGGCGACCCTGTTCGATGTTCGTCCCTGCCGAGGATCTAATTGTTTCCTACGGTGCGCCTTCCCTCGCTATGGCAGATCGCGTTACTCATGTAATGCGAAAGACCAAGAATGAAATCCGAAAGTTGCAGGTATCCGATTTTTATTTGGACGAGGATCTTCAGGAGTCATACCCGTCCTACGGTGACATCCAAGAGAAGTATGATGATCTGACCGGAGACTCTCCGTCTTATTCAGATGATGACAGGTACTTCCTTCTTGAAATGCACGCGGACTGGGATCTAACAGGATTTGAAGACATACGGGATGGTGAGCCCACTGGCATTGCTCTTCCCTATGTCATCACGATTGACAAGGGATCGGGGAAGGTTCTTTCGATCCGAAGGAACTGGGACGAAGACGATGAATTAAAGCTCAAGAGACAACATTTTGTTCACTACGAATACCTTCCTGGCATGGGCTTCTATGGCTTTGGCCTGATCCACCTCATCGGAGGAATTGCAAAATCAGCAACGTCACTACTAAGACAGCTTGTCGATGCGGGAACTCTCTCAAATCTCCCGGGCGGATTTAAAGCCCGGGGCTTGAGGATTAAGGGAGACGACTCCCCGATCATGCCCGGAGAATTTCGCGATGTCGATGTTCCCGGCGGAGCGATCAGGGACAACATCACATTCCTACCGTACAAGGAACCGTCCAACGTTCTGTACCAGTTGTTGCAGAACATCGTAGAGGAAGGCAGGAGATTCGCGTCGATCACCGACATGAAGGTGTCGGACATGAATCAGAACGCTCCTGTTGGCACGACACTGGCGATTATCGAGCGTTCAATGAAGGTGATGAACGCGATTCAAGCACGAATTCATTACGGGATGAAGAAGGAGTTCAAAATCCTGTCGAAAATCATTCGGGAATATCTCCCCGAAGATTATGAATGGGAAGTAGACGGTTCAGAAATAACGAAGGCTGATGACTTCGATGATCGCATCGACGTAATCCCCGTAAACGATCCGAACTCATCTACGATGGCGCAACGGATTATGCAGTATCAGGCTGCGTTGCAGTTGGCGAGTACAGCGCCTCAACTATACGACCTCTCGCTACTTCACCGACAGATGCTTGACGTGTTGGGAATTCCGGATGCAGATGAGATCGTTCCGACAGAGGATGATATTGATGCCCTGGATCCCGTTTCT